AAGGTCGGGCCCAAACATATCAGGATGTGTATAAAAGACGTCTAGCCGAAGGTTTGTCTTACGACAAACTTCCTCTGACGCGGCAAACGAAAGTTTCGCTTGTTCGCGGCAGTGATCGCCTCCAAAGGTCTCGTTCTTCTTAAAGAAGGCCTCGACCTGACGGAGACATCTGAACTCTCGAATCCCATGATAATCGGGATTCCAAAAGCGTGTTACTGTTGACAGTTGGCCGACTTCTCGGCTCCTAACATAGCCCAGAATTTGGGTAACGTTAGGAATGTCAACAGCGTAATCGTGCAAGTAACTCCGACAAATGTCGAAAGAAACACTGGTAGTCATATTGATTACCTCTCTTTAGTCATTGATCCTGGATAGGGCGAGAGCCCCCCCAGGGAGACGAGTTCTTACGAACCCGGCTCGAAGGAATGGAGTAGCGCCAATACTAAAAGCGCTATCCCCACGACGAAACCTGCCGGCAAAAGGTATCCAGATAGTGCAAGCACTATGGATACGCTGATGCCGATCAAAGCTGTTCCTATAAAGCAAACGACATACGTCGCTTGCAAGAGGAACGAGGCACCCTGGGATGTGGCAGTCTTAAAAAAGACGCTACAGACCGTGATAACGTTCGCCACAAAGGCAAACGTCTTCACGATCCAGGAAACAGCTGCTATTGCTAGCAGTAGTTTCCATGTCCAGGTAAACCATCCAAAAAGCGTAGACATAGTCTATACTTGATCGATGTAAGTGCCTGCTTTAACCATTGCAGGAAACTCGTCCGCAGCTACGAAATCTCGTAAGAGAGTAATAGCTTCGTCCACATCAGCCTCGACTGCATCGCGCGGAATGCGCGAGCTTACGCCGAGGTTGATAAGAGCCGCAAGCAGATCCCCATCGGAGTTCACAGTTGTGAACTTAACATTAGTGTCAGTGGTACCGACAGTAATGTTTCCGAGAGGTTGCTTGCGAGATTGCACGACTAACCGGGACGTTTCAAAAGAATGTCCAGATTTCGCGAAAGTGCGAGAGTTGCCATTATCGGCGTACTCGCTGAGGGTTATGGTCATAACGGCCATGATTTTTCTCCTATTTTAGCAATTTTTGGAATAACGCAAGCAAGTCTAAAAACTTGAATGGGTTAAGCTGAAATTGCCATTGTGGTGAATAATCTACCTCGGTAGGAACACGAGAAGTAGTTATAAGACTTGATTTAGCAGTCACGGCGGAAGAAGTTCCGCCTGACTCTATACCAGTCCCATAACTCCAAGACTGACTACAATTACGAGTAATCGTAATCCGTTTACCAACCGCAGCTGTTACATTAGCTGCGATTACGTTCGCGGAGTAGGCAGACAGAGACCGACCTACGTCATAAAACCAATCGAGCACAAAGCTCAAGGTCATAAGTTCGTAGGCAGTAACAAACGGATTGAAACTATACTTCGCTGGAGAGAGCTCTAAAGAGCATGCTCCCCGGTAAGAATAGTCCACGGAAGTTGTTATATCTTCCGTACAAGTTAATCCACCCGAGCTGTAGACTATAGTAGTCTGCGTGCCTGAGTCGGAGTAACTTGACCCCGTTCGTTCACTGTAAAAACGCCTTTCGGCGTCAAAGTTCTCGATCGTGTTTTGAATATCACGCATGTCAAAGATCAACGTCCGCCAACCGTAACGGCCCTCTAACCAGAGGGACGCTACGTCGTCGCCGTTGAGTTTGCCCTTATAAATTTCACGCATTACGCGTGCAAGATTTGGGACAAACCTCTTAAACATGGCTACCACTTTATGGAACTCAGATATTGCGGTAAGAGCATCGTAACCCTGCGCATAAGCGCGGGAAACGGACTCTTGTAACAAACTAGTAAAGTCGACGGCAGGGAGTAATTCCCCTTCGTCTATTTCATAGTTCATCCCGTAGTATCCACGTTGCCCATCAATATGGACTAAACCGTTTGTATAGGTAAAGTCCCATGATCCCAACTTCGTGCTTTCAAGTTTCTCCGTATGCAACCAAGGTTGATACGGTAAAAACTGACCATTTTTA